AAGCCACAGGAAGCAAAGAGGAGCCCGGCAGCGACGGCCGGGCTCAAATAAACTCAAGAATTCTAATTGATTGAATTAATCTCCTCGTAAAGAGCATTATAGAGGTCTGCTGCAAAATCACTCTTCGAAATTCCAGAGGGGAGCGAAACAATACGCCAAATACCGTCCCACATGTTTTTGGGGTCATGAACGTTAGCGAGGTAACGAGCAAGCTCCTCAGCCTGACGGAAGGACAGGATACGCTGCTGAACGAACGTAATGGCCGCAGCACGGGCTTGCTGACGCGTAAGTTCAAATTTCTGAGTACGAAGAAGCTGTTCGGTCTCCTCCTGAGCCGTTTTAAGCAAGGTGTCCGCCTTGAGATTGAGAGCTCTATGCGGCTCAGTCGCCGCCTGGGCTTCAGCAAGCGAAGCACCAGCCTCAAGGGAGCGTTTCTGAGCACCACGAAGGAGCTCTACAGTGACCCGATCAGCATCAGTTTTAGCAGCGTTGGCAAGTCGCTCCAAAACTGACGCATTAATCTCAGCAATCTTAGACTGCTTAGATTCAAGGTCTGTAATGGCATTAGCCTCGGCATACTTGACTTCAACTTCTTTAAGAATATTACTGAACTGCTTGGACGTAAGGTCTTCACTCGCAATAGATTTTACAATGTCAAACATAGAGTTCGTATTCTCCAAACCGGTAGTCTCAGCCCGAGTTTTAAGGGCTTGCGACTTAGTAAGTTCAATATTAGCCTCGGCCTGAAGAGCTGAGAGGGTCTGCTGAGTGGCATTACCAAAAGCACCCATAAGAGGGCTGGTCGGAATACCACCCGGCTGTGAGAAGGACTGCGCAGAAGGTGTCGAACCACCATAGGAGCCAGGGTCAACAGAAGACGTCTGAATACCTCCGACATCAGCGTAGGGAGTAAGCCCGGCCGCAACACGCGCTCGACGCTGAGCGGCCGGGGAATTATATTTTTCCCAGTACAAATTATTCTGCTGAGATTCCAGCTGAGCCATATAGTCCGCATACTCCTTCTGATAACGCTGCTGTTCTTTAAGAGCCCACCGATTGTATTTCTCGGCACGAGCATTCATCTTAGAAGCAGCAATACTCGAACCACCAGCAGCCGCAAGGCTACTAGCACCGGCAATAAGCGCAGAAGTAACAAGGGCAGACATAATTACTTGTCATTTTGTTTGTCATTTTGTTTACCCAACTCCTCCTTGTGACGCTCGGCAGAAGTCTCACCAACACACTCGGCAATACGCTCGATGCGCTCGAACTTATCAAGCGAGAAATCCGAGCTAGGGTCTGTCGAAAGAATCGAAGCATTCTTACCAGAAGGCTGAATCTCATCGTAAGCAGAATCACCACGATTAGCCTGCGTATCACAAGAAAGATAGCCCAAGACATAATACTCCTCGAGGATTTCGTTCATACTCTTGGCACCGACAATAAACTCATCGGGCCGAGAAGCACAGTTGTGAGTACGATAAGAGGCGTGCTGGTCAGCACAAGAACGAATGCCAACGCGCTGCGAAAGGTTGGAATAAAGACAACCTACATGCGGGTTATAATCCAGTTTTGTTTTCATAACGAAAGGTTTAGAGAGTTGTTGCAACATTGACCTTCGACTTCTCACGGAACACCACGATATCAGCAACATTATCGAGAACGAAATTCTCGGCAGTAGGCCGCTGGTCATAGAAAACGTAATTGAAGTCACCACACAGAATGTAAGGACACGAAGAGGG